AGAGTGCTTTGATATGTAGTGTCTACTGCTGTAGACGTAGTAGAGTACCCTGTTAAAGTATTAGCAGGTACGTTTGCTTCTACTCCGCCTCCTACTAGGTATTCTATAGTTAAAGTAGTGTTAGCTGGAGCTAACCCATAAGTTTGAGTATATAAAAAATTAGAAGGATCGTATGCCTTATCTATCGATGAGATACCTTGAAGAGTACCTAATCCTACGTTTGTTGGATTTGGGGTGAAAGTTGTATCATCTGTTCCTACTGTTCCTGCTCCAAATTGTATTTCAAGATTACCTAAAGAATTAAATCTAGTAACAAATCTTTTGGGAACTTTTTGAAGTTGTATAGAGTTTGGTACTTTATCTGCATCTGCTCCTGTATTGGCTTGTTCTACAAATATGGTATCTTGACCTAAAAACGGTACTTCGTACCAAGTCTGGTTTTCTCCACTAGAGTTATCTGTTATTTCTAAAACACCTATTATATTAGGATCTTCAATAGTGATAGTAGTGAATTTTTCAGCTGTAGTGAAGGTTTGAGTAAGAGTTTTTACAGTTCCGGAAAAAGCTTTTACTTTTTTAGTTAATAAAAACTCAGATGGGACTCCGTTACTTATCTGACTGATTGTAATATCGGTAGGGTCTAACGAACTAGAGTAGGTAAAATCTATTTTATTCTCTATAAAAAAGTTTACTCTGCCTTGAGAGTTAGATGTAACAACTGTGTTTTCATCAACAACTAAAGCTTGATCCCAGTTAGGTGTATTGGTTGTAGGTATTGCTCCTACATTTTGAGTAACTTGTAATTCTACTTCTGCTACGTTGGTTACTTTAGGTCTATACCCCATCATATACGCCATAGTATATAAATTAGCAGGATCTTTAGCGTATTGTAGGAATGTTTCTTGTAGTTGGGTGTCTTGGTAGAAAGATAAGATATCTCCTACATATGCAGCCATTTCAATAAACATCATGCCTGGGGATGTGGGGGAGAAGTCATTATAGGCATCAGGAAAATAGTTTTTAGCAAACTCTATTAATTCCTGTCTATAATCAGAAAACTCTCTAGCTACATATTTAATATCTCTAATTTCAGCCATTATTGTTCAAAATTAATTACTACTTCATCCTCGATGTTAGTATCTTGTATAGCATATCTAAGTAATAGCGTAACTGTATTTGTGTCTGGAGTTCCTAAGACTTGGAAGTCGGTTGGGAGAACTCTTGGGAAATACTCAGCTAATCCTCTTGAAACTGTAGATTTTACTCTACCTACCATTTCTTGATTTATATTTTCAAACATCAAGTTTCTAAGCTCGGTTCCAAAACTAGGATTTAAATATCTTTCTCCTTGTCCTGTAAGAAAGTAATTTATTAAGTTAGTTCTAATAGCATCTTTCGTTTGATAAGTAGAATTAAAAACTGCTTTACCTGATAAAGGTAAAGACACGCCTATAGCTTTTCTAGGCTGTAAATCTAAAGGATTTATTTTTCTACTATTAAATGCCATTTTATACTAATCCGTATTTTTCTTTAGTCTTCTGTTCTGCTGCTTTGTATACAGCTCCTGCTTTTTTTACAAAGTCAAATTGAGAAATGTCTAAGCCAGGCATTGGACCGTTATTTTCTTTCATTCCCATACTGGTTGCCATCATAGAGGCAAAATTAGGTCTTTGAACCATTTCTGATGTACCAGAATATACATTTTTATATTCTTCAGAAGTCATCGTGGCTTTAGTTTGATTAAGCATTTCCATTATTGGATCTGTCGAACTAGGTTTTGGTTTTTTCACATCTACTAGTTTTGCTTGAGGAATGGTTACTTCTTTTACTTGCGGTTGACTAGCAACACGAACTGCTTCATTAAGCATATCCTGTAACTCTTCCTTGACAGCTGCTTTTACTTCTTCTCGTATGATTTTTCTTAATTGATCGAGTTTCATAATAATAAATAGTTGGTTTATGGAAGTTGATTATCTATTCTAAATTTTAATTCATCTAAAAGTACTTGAGTGTCTGAACTGAAGGAAGGTTGTCCTCTAAGTATTATTACTCCTAAATTATCTTTTGCTACTGCTATCCTTCTTGGTACAGGACCTTCTCCTTGTTTTTCCTGTATAATAGCAAGAGTATAGTTCTTCCCGTTAGCTGCTTTATAGAAGTATTCTTCATTTGGTGTTCCTTCTGAGCCTGTATTTTCTAAAGGTTGAATTTTATTTAATAAATCCTTAATATTTTGCGCATCTGTATCGTTTTCGGAGTCAGATGATTGTTGTTCAACACAATCTTGAGTTTTTTCGTTTACAGATTGTAGGATATCCCTTATGTTATCTAGGCCTGGGGTTACTCCAGATACTAGTCTCTCTATTGAATTTACGTCCCCTTCTAATTCTTCCAGTATTCGATTTATTTTGTATAACCTATTAGCAAGAGAGGTTAATTGTCCGGCTGTTTTTGCAGTAGCTAGCCCTCCGTAATCACTAGGGGGTATGCCTGTAGCTACAGGTGTAGGGTTTACTAATAGTAAGCTAAGTACTCTTCTAGCTACTGAAATAGCGTTTCGTATAGTATTAGCGAAGGAAGAGAATCTATTAGATGTTTTTTGAAATTGATTTATTCCTCGAAGTAAACTATTTCTAGTATTTACTATTACTACAAGTTCATTAGTTGTAGGACATTGATTAGCAAACTTATTAAGTATTCTGGTAGCTTCAGACTGTACTTTTGCTTGCAATTCTCCTTCTATTTTGCCTAGTTGATTTGCAACTATTAATGATATTTTAGAATTAAGTGCCATTATTCAGTAAACACTTTTTTAGATTTTAGTGGAGATGGTCCGTTAGGGTTAATAAGGTTTTTCAATTGCCTGATTACCGGTTGGGCGGCTACTCCTCTTTTGTTAAGATCTGGTATGGGGTGTCCTTTTATTGTTTCTGCTGAAGCCATGCTTCTGGCCATACTTTCTAACAAATTGAGAACATTCTCTAAAAATCCTTCTAGTTGATTGCCTAGAAGTACTGGTTCTTTATTACTGCTAGGAGCAGTTCTTGCTTTAACTCCTAAGTACATTATAGGTGCATCCATACATAAGTAGGATGACCCATCTATATTAATAGACCCTTCTGTAGTTAATCCTATTGACGATTTACTTGATAGTTGTATGTCGCTTTCCTTTGCATTAAAGAACAGCCTTCCTCCGTTTAGGATAATTTGATTACCTTTAAATTGATTAGATTCTGTAGGATTTTCGTCAAATGCTTCTCTTTTGGTGCTAGCTGGAGTAAGGTTAATTTGATGATCTGATGTCATGTATATAGAGCAGGAGTCATCATCAACGCTTTCTGCTAAAGTTGTAAATCCGTTATCAGTTTCGGATTGTCCATTACTTATAATAATAACAGGTTTACCTATATTTGTATCATCTACAAAAGAATTACCTGTTCCCTTACCGCCTGTAAATCGTATAGACTGTCCTTGTCTACCTTCTATTTGAATATCTCCCGGGGTAGATCTTATTGGATTAACAGTAGGAAGTTCTTTAAAATTACCTCCAGTAGTTATATCGGTACCTGGGTTATTAATTAAATCTGGGTAGGCGCCTGAGTTAGGATTATTCCAGGTATTAACTATTCTAGTATAGTATTCCTTATTTCTCCTCTCACTAGTAGTAAAAGCTAGGTTAGGCATTGTAACTACTTCGACGATTTCACCTATTATGGGGACAGTTTTTATATGAGCACTATCTTGGAAAGCAAAAGGAAGATCGCCAGGTAGAATTTCGGTATTATTTATAGTGAATGGTTTATAAAATACTCCGTTAATAGCAATACCTCCTCCTTTCTCTTTGTACTTTGAATGATTTTCGTCTAAAATAATATCAACCACTCTTCCAAATTTAGAGTAGGAAGTACTTCCACCACCTGAATCTGATATACCTCTTGTAGTTACAAGGCTGTTAAGTGAATTTCTATACGCCATTACTCTTCAGTATCTTCTTTATCTTGAATTTCTCTTAATTCTGTTTGAGTTTCTTCTTGCTCTTCAAGTAGGTCTTGTAAGTCTGAGAAATCAAACATATCGCCATCAGAGCTTTTGGCTTGAATTGCTTCAATTCTTTGAATAACGGTAGCAAGTTTGATAAGGTGTTCATCGTTTTTTACACCTATCTCCATATATTCTTTGATCATAGGTACAAGCAGAGTGGCATCTCCTATATTCTCAATAAGAGGTTTTAATTCCCCTATAAGTCCTTTGACCTGAGTCTTAGTTTCTCTAGAGTTATTATAAATTTCTTCAAAGAGATCCGATAACGTTTTACCTTTGAATATTTCTTTATCCGAATCCATATCTTTTTATAATAAATAGATTACAGTTCTTTTATTATAATTTTACCTTTTTCGTGATACCTGTAGTATATTTCATAAAAATCATCTTTCAGTGTAGATATAACTTTAGTAAGATGTGGAGTTTCACAATCAGTCATTTCTCGAATATAGATATACAGAGCTTTTTTCTTGAAAATATCTAAGTCATGTCTGGTTTTAAATATAGTTAAAACTGCATCTGCTATCTTCTTTTCACTGTCTTTACTGAATAGTGTGTCTAGTTTATCATATGTCTTTTCAACCCATATATCTAAAAACTGACTAAGGGATATACCTCCTGGAAATTTTATATCTAAACCTCCTTCATAAGATTCTTCCATGTCATCGAAAGAGCCTATCTGCTTTAGCTTTTTATAGTTCTTATTATTGTAGTTTATCAACCATCTCTTTACTATAGTACCAAAATAGGAATAAGCTTTCGCACCATTAGTAGAATCAAATTTCATTATTTTCTCCTCAAGTA